TTGTAGCCTATGGCACGCAGGATGAATTTCCCGATATGGCATTTCCCGTTGCTACTTATACGACTCCTGGAGCAGTACAGATCGAACAGGGAGGTGGCTTGATCATCGGAGAAGATGGTATTATATCTGTTGATCCTAATTTCGCCGGCGGTGGCTTGGACGAAAAGCAACTCAAAGAATATCTGGACAGGTATCATTATCTGACCCCATCCAGCCTGTTGTATGGCTACCTATCAAACAGCATAAGCCCTATTATCACGGCATCAGATAGCGTTAATTCGGCGTTCAAAAAGCTCGAAACGCAAATTATTAATTTGAATAAGGATTACGTTACGCTGACTACGGATCAAACGATAATAGGACAAAAAACATTTGAAAAGACGGTGTTATCCAAAGCGGATGTTGTGGCATACGCTGTAAGCGATATTGGCGATCTTATAGCTATAGCAACTCCTGATATGTACGGTTTGGTCAAATATGACAGTTCTGTATTTTCAATCAATTCCATCGGGCAGCTTACATTAGCAGACGGAGCCGGCGGAGGATTGACAAACGTCATACCATCCGGTACCGGAAATGCCGTAACGGAGTTGTCCTATGATAAGGCAACCAAGATTCTTACCTGGAAAAAAGGAAGCACTTTCGCGCTTCGCACAGAGATACCTACCCGATTGGGGCAATTATCCAATGATGTGGGGTATATTACGGGTATCAACAAGAATATGATACTTAATGCCCTTTCCGGAGCAGGTAGTAATAATAAATATCTGGCCGGAGATGGTACGTTTTATACCATTTCTTACAGCGAAATAAGCGGAACGCCGAACTTGTCTGTATACGTCAAAAAAGCCGGGGATACGATGTCCGGCGATCTGACAATACGGAAAACGGAACCTGCGTTGATTTTATCAGGGTCTCGACAGTGGTCAATATACGAGGCATCAGGAGATTTAGGGTTCCGAAATGGCAATACTTTGGCTGCATATTTTTCCGGAAGTAATAACGGTACATTATTGATATATAATGATCTCATAGCTCACGGGGATGTTGTCGCCTATTCATCTTCCGGCATAACAGATTTAGCCGTCGTTGCATCGTCGTCAACTTATGGGCTGGTAAAGTATGATGGCAATACAATAAGAGTTAATTCATCTGGGCAGTTGTATGTCGCTTCTGGAGGTGGGGGCGGCGGTTCTGTCGCCTGGAACGATATTACCGGCAAGCCATCATGGATAGGATCGTCCAAGCCATCTTATAGTTGGAGCGAAATTAGCAGTAAACCGTCGTGGATTGGGAGTAGTAAGCCGTCTTACTCATGGAGCGAAATAAGTAGTAAGCCGTCTGGACTTGTAACATCTGTTAGCATATCCGGAAGCGGGAACGCAATAACAAACGCATCTTTTTCGGGTGGGACATTGAGTTTAACAAAGGGTAGTATTTCTGGGGGGGGTAGTTGGAACGGTGGAACTATTACAGGAAATCTAACTATTAGCAAATCAAGTCCGGGTATAGCTTTATCGGGTTCTGGCCCATATATGTGGTTTGGCTCATATTGGAAACTTACAGTCCCTTCCAATGATTATTGTTTTTACTACAATAATGACTTAAGGGCTTATCTATCGTATAGCAGTTCCGGAAATATGTGGGTCAAAGGGTCATTGGTACAAGGATCTGATATTAGGAGGAAAAATTTAATGGGTGATCTCGAAGATGTGCTGTCTAAAATGATGGCTTTATCTGTATTTAGGTACTCCTATAAAAATGATCCTGATGCCACGGTACGGATTGGCCTATCTGCTCAACAGGTTATCCAATATTTCCCTGAATTTGTATTTACGGAGCCGGATGGATATTATTCGATGGACTATGCGAGCATGTCGGCTTTGGCAATAAAAGGCATACAGGAGATCTCTAAAAGGTCTATGATGATTGAAAATCTTGTGAAAGTCCGTAAGGAGTGGGAGTTGACGAAGGATCAGCAGATTAAACATCTTCAGGACACGGTTATTAGATTGCAAAATGAAATGGATGAACTGAAAGGAGGAACTGCGGCATGATACTACCAAAGAAAGATCTGACACTTTTTCAGACTGCACTGAAGGTTGGAGCAGTATATACGAGCGGCGGGAAAGGGTACGTTATCCGTGATCTTTTCCGGCTTGTGGCCGCGGCCAAATCCGGAGGGGAAAAAGGTTATGCTTTTCGGGTAGCAGAAAACGGCTATACAGATGGTACACGCGGCTTTATGATTGACGGGGCATTGCCTTATTGGAATATCTGGAGTCCTGATAGTCCTGGGCGCTTCTTCATTGATATTGATCAGCGCATCAAGCTTAGAATGAAATTTGATGCAGGTAATTCGGCCAATCCTTATTATCGTGCATCACTCGGATATTTTGCCGGTTACGATACCAATGCGGAAGCTCCTTTTGTTAATTGTACAAATGCAGCCAATGGAGTAATTGACTATTATCCGTCTTTTTCCCTGAGATTGGTATTTCTTGTTACTTGTTCGGGGATAAATTGGAAATCAGTGCAGGGATATATTGATCATTTCTATATCAAGGTAATTGGGACATTCGCATTAGGCGGATCGGAAAATGAAATAGCATTGATTGAAAGTCCGTCACACGTGACTACGGATGGTACAACAAGGTCCTATAACCAGCAATTTGAATTAAAAAATCTCGGCAGCACGTATCAATATCTCCGTTTTGAGATGTATGTCGGATATACTGATACCGGAGGAGAAAAAATGCTTTTTAAAGTCCCCTATATAGAATCACAGACAGTGAGGTTGAATCAACGAAAAGAAGGGCTTAGTCCTGGTAATTTCCTATGGTTCTACATATACAATCCCAATTCTTCATCCGGGGGGTATGAAAATGTAGCGATACCGGATTATGAAACGAAAATTCCAGTATCAAACAAAGAAATAGAGTTTCAGCCCAATTCAGGGACTCCGTATGATGGTCGATATGTTTTGAAATTCAGTGCAAAGATAGTTGGTGACTATTATACGGATATACCGGGATATGGTACCGTTGATATACATGGTTACTATGATGTCCTTGCAAAGGGCTTTATATACAAAAACTCAGGTGGAGAGGTTAATGTAGACTATGAGTCTCTTGGACAAATTTACCTGGATACAAATTCAGAATATAACAATTTTCAGTTGCAGATTCCAACGGAATGGGCAAGCAATAAATTAGATTCTGGAACATTGCATTTTTTCATTAGAATGAAATCACAACCATAAAAATAATTGATATGAAACAGATTAGCAACAAAAGAACAATTGCAGACGTGATCTATGACGGTGAACAGATCACTTTGAAAGGACAAGTAGAAATAGACTCTAACACAGGTCAGGTTAAGTCAGTAAATGGCGATGTCAGATTGAAAGACGGTGTAACGTACATCGGTAATTTTTCGATGCTTGGTATCAACATCAACGACATCTCATATGTCAAATACCGGACCGATACCTCAGAACTGGTGGACGAAATGGTACAGGCCATCAACAATAAAACAATTGAGGAGGCTTGACTATGAAAGCTATTGAAGCTGTAGAACTATTTGCCGTGCTGAAGGACCTGAAGCTTTCGGGCGTGGATTCTTCTGATCGCTTAAAAGTGATCAGAAATCTTCGTGCTCTTAGGGAAGTGACCGATAAGTATAATGCGGACTTGGATCTCGCAAAAGAACGTCTCAAACCGGACGGATTTGATAATCTCATAATGAAGATGCTTGAAAGCAATGAGGCCGTTGCAGCCGGTGGTAGCCGTACAGTATCGGATTTGGAGGTTGCGTCATTTAACAAGCAAAATGAACAGTTTAACCGGGATTTGAAAGCAGTTCAAACAGGTACCTACAATAAGGATGAAGGATGCTTTGAAGGCGGTATGAATAGTGAACCGGTAGATGTGAAAATCGAATCTCTCACGGAGCTTGCATTTGACAAGCTCGTTGATGCCAATAAGGATGTGCCGGCAGGCGCATTAGCAGTATTGTTCGATAAAATGGTAAAGTGATGGAATTACAGGATTTGACATTTAATAAAGAAGGTGACCTGTACGTTTGCGAGTTCGAGGCAACAGGACCGTTTAATATCAAAATAACCCGTACAAATGTATCGGGAGCTTATGGAGCATTGAGCGTTCAGCAGTCGTTGACGGGAGAGGATTATGTCTCCATTCCGCTGCCTCCGGCATGGCCTCTTATGGCCAATCTGGATTTTGAGATACCGAACGTCCCTGCCGGTATGCACATCCGAATTGAGAGCGGGGCAGAAGTGACATTGGCTAAAATAGCATATCAGTCATGATCGGACTTAACAAAATAGGGCTTAACCAGGTGCAGCTAAATAGGCTGCGCCTGAATGCTCCATTCCCTGCATACGGGAAAATGGCCGGTGGTGGCGGTTCCGGCGACGGCTTCCCGCAACTTCCGGGTGATGTTACTCGTTGGCATTTCGGCGGCCTGACGAACGAGATGATGGCGGCTATGGACGATCCGAGGATTGAGGATGCGGATGGCAAAGGTCGGTTCTTATCCTTCAAGAATTTCGCTTGGAAGGAAGGATCGGGTATTAGTGATATTTACCCCGGTGCACTCGTCTTTGACGGAGTAGACGATTGGGCGGGATGTGACAACTTGCCATTATTGCCTAAAGAAAAAGGATATAGTATTATTGCATTGAGGAATT